CCTATGGGGCCAGTAATCCCTTGTGGACCAGTAGCGCCAGTAGCGCCCGTAGCGCCGACCGTAGTTACACCCGTTGCGCCAGTCGCTCCCGTACCCGTCGCACCAGTAGCACCAATAGACACTGGACCTGTCGCACCTGTCGGGCCTTGTGGACCAGTTGCCCCCTCACCACCTGTTGGACCAGTCGCACCAGCCACATGAGGAACTAAAAGACCATCTGTATGATTAGCTTCAAAAACAACATCTCCATTGTCATTCAACATCTGAATACCAAAGAGTGGACGTGAAGGGTCTACCCAGTGTGGCGATTCCACACCCGGATACGGGGGACCATCACTAGGCAAGTTACTAGGCAACTGCCCAACAATCATAACCGTTTTATTACCATGACCGCTGCCCCACTGGGCATAGAGTATGACGCTATCCGTAAAGGAGTAGGTAGCGCCGTCGGCGTAGGCGGTCCCCGACCCATTAGATGCTGTGTTCCAACCGGAGAAGGTATAGCCGACACAGGTAAAGGCGTTGGCCGTCAAGGCCGTCGGGCTGCTCTCAACCTGAACGGCCATCGTCCCGGTTCCGCCGTTGGCGATGAAGGTGACGTAGCTTATGGTCATGGCAATACTTTCACAACTGAGTACGTGGCTCTATTGATGATAGAGAACGTCCCATCAACACCATGCGTCACATACATATAGACGCCCCCAGGATCAGCAGCAATATCCCAATCAATCGAGTAACCACTGGTTCCAGCCGTACCAAAGGGGATCGTGTGCGTGACGGTATTAGTCCCGACATTAATCACCGAGATAGTTCCATCGTACACATTTACAACCCATACTTCTGCAAAATCTGGAGTCACAGCCATATTTAGCGGCTGGTTACCGACGGTAATGGTAGTTGTAATGGAACCATAACAAATGACCTTATTGCCATTTGGTATCGCAGTATAAATAACAGATCCTAGATCGAAGTCAAAAGCCACCACTCCTGCTGGATCGTTGTACAAGCCAAGCGGGTCACGACCTAAAGATGTAGCAGGCAAATCAAAATCGTACAAATAACCATATTCGTTGTGAAAACCAGCCGTCCAACCACCCATACCTAGAAAACCAATATCGAAAAGACCCACATTACCATCAGGGGGCGAATAGTGAGGACTAGCCATAAGGTTGGACTCTATATCCACACACCAAACGACGTTGCCCTGAACGAAACAGACGTAAGTACCACTCGAATCTATGCGAACGTGTGTGATCCCACCCACACTCCACTGGTCCAAAGCCGAACCATCCGTCGCACTCGAACAATAAGCATAGTCACCATTATACGAAGACCAATACAACTTCGTACCGTCTGGCGACACAGCAATGTATTGAGGCATCATCCGGTACGAAGGTGTTCCCAGCGACATCGCAGGGAACACATCAATGACAGCCCGTGTTGTAAGATCAATCTTCGAAATACTACCGTTTGCGCCATATGTAATGTATAGGTCAGAGTTACACACATAGGCATACTTACCGTCGGGAGAAACAGCCACACCTTCTGGATTAAAAAAGGGTATAATAGGTTTAGGATCTGGTCTAGTCCAGTCCTGATAGACCTGTGTTTGCTGCTGAGCTAGCCCAGCAGTCTGTCGGCCCGACTGAACTAAAGAATCCCACAAACGATCATTTGGATTAGGTACAACCTTAGGCATATCAGTCCTTATGGAAGGGTAGGAGTCTGACGCAACTTAGTGTCCGGATCTAGTGAATAGTCAGGTGGAGTGTCAAGAGTGTAGGTAATGAGGCAGTCGCCCTCGTCGGCAACAGTAGCCTGATAGCTAGCGATTCTCCACTTCATTCCTTCAATCATACCTGTGGGGAATCGAGGGTCAAATACATTGCCATCCTGATCGAGTGAAGGAACCACGACATTCACGTCGTCCCCGACAATGAAGGTACCAAGCCCACACTCGTCACTAAACATATCCACTGTGACTTGTGGGGCTACAGGAGGCCATGAGTATAGTACAGAGTCACTTAGTCCCATATGCTGGAGCAATACCGTGGGGTTCGGAGAGTTGAGGTTCGCAATGTTGTGGACGAGGGCCGTATTAGGATAGCCACCATAAGTACCAGTGCCTCCGGGGTAAATGTTCTCAATGACCGCAATATCCTGATTACCACCAGTCTCAAAGTTAATACTACCTTGAGCAGTCCCGTCCTCAGGGAATGTCCAGTCATGGGCACTCCCGAGATTGATAGTTAAGTTAGATCCTGTTGGAGACAATATCCTGCCACGTCGAGGGTAACTTAGGTTCATAGTAGCTTGAATGGGAGAGTACCGACTAGTCATATAGGCCCAATCAATCGCCATATCAAAACCAATCCCATACCCCAAAGAGGTTAACTGCTGAAGGATTGAAGATAGGGTCATGAGTGACGTATAAGGAAATGTGATCTGGATATAGCTGAGGAATGGAGTTCGTGTTCCAGTGGGATCAAGGTCACTTGAGGTCCACTCAGGTTTTCCAATGTACTCAATACCATTATCACCATTAACAACAACACCATTCAAAGCAATAGCTAACCCATTTGTAGGATTACCATGAACGTCTATCCCCCAAAGTCCCCCGTTAGGAACAGACAGTGCATCCAACATTACCTGAGCGCCAATCAACATAGGGTCCCAGATAAAGGGCTGATTTCCCCATGGAGGACCACAGTCAGTATATCCAATCCCTAAAGTAAGGAATGACCGATTCCACACAGGCATACCGGGAGCGCTATAAGGTCCAGTGATTCCAGAGTAGGGTGGAGAAGAATAGTCGGTCGCCTGGACAACATGCGACCACCAGCTACTACCCTCTTGAGCATCTATCTCAAGCTGAAATCCCTGGGCATTAAATGTCTCTTTGCGTCCTGAGATTGGTCCACCCCAGACTATCTCACCATTGTAATCAATGATAAGAGTCGTCTTGTTAGGTGCTGTTGCACGCACCCAATCAGTATTTTGTATGCCAGGATCCTGAAGGTCAAGATTCCCGGTGAATGATCCAGCCGAGTTAACTGGTCCACCACCAAAGGTGACACCCCTAAAGGGCAGTGTCTCAATAAACAACCCAGTTAAGGTGTCATAGAGAAGATATGTAACTGGAGTATCAACACTTACAACAGCCATGCCGACGCCCAATCTACTCCGAGATACGCAGTTCCAGACGAACTATTGTCCTTGATTTTTGACGTGCCAGGGAACAACACAGGCCATGTACTCCCAGCAGTCAGTGCGTATGAGAGTGGTGTCTTAGTCCAGCCCGACCCAATAAGACCACCAGTACACAGATTACCTTGACTCGTCATGTAAACAACATTATCAAAGCCAAGAGTAGGTGCGCTTAAAAACCCATCATAACTAAGAGTAGCAAGACCGCCTTTACTCTGAGATACATTAAAGATCCCCGCTGTTGGGAATCCTGCTGATGCTGGGCTTTCGTTCGTCTCTAGAGTCGTATATAGCGCACCGAGAGTCCTGCTCGGATCATAGTCAGTAACGGGTCTACCGTCCATAGTTGACTTAGTAGTAACTGCGTTAGCAGCACTGTACAAAAGAGCAGTCTGGTAATAGCAGTCTACGAGAATGTACTGATAAGGCAATAGAGTAAAGGCATCAGCACCATCACCATTACCCCACCCCAAAAGGCTCACACTGCCATCAGCACCAGGACTTGGTGGAGGTACAGTCACCTGAACACCAGGATTAGTAGCAGGTCCCGTTATATAAAACACCGGACGGCAGTCAAAGTTTCCTGCATTGACAAACTCTTCCTCCTCACCAAGACCAAGACGAAGCTCTTGGGTTGGGCCGTAGAATCGAGGATCCGTGGCGTGCAACATAACTTGAAGGTCTTGCGCTAAGTTACCCAATGAGTAAGTAATGTCGATCTTCCATGACCGGTTACGAGGCCGAGCCATACAAGCTAACGTACCAGTAGTGTCGGGAGGAACAGCAGTTAGTGTTTCCCAATAGGGCAAGCTAAAGAACAATGGTGTCTCTATGTTTGCTTGAGGACCAAAGGCAGAACTGAGAGTAAGGAGGTTCTCCTGAAGGGTTGTATCACCTGTAGCTTGACAATCAAACTTCAGTGTGATGTCACGACCGGCCAAGAAGTCATACCCAATAAACTCCCCCTGATCCCTTGGTCTGCCCGAGTCACCAGTTCGGATATTCTCAATATCTAACCCGTCAATCTCTTTCCAGTTGACACCATTAGAACCAACACCAAACGTCTGTCCTTGAAAGTAAAACTGATATGGCTCTAGTGCAGGAATACCGCCATAAGAACTAATGATAGGGAATGACATTATCGTGCTACCTTCGTCCTCATATGCCACGACACAGCAGAAGCAACAGCCTGAGCATCCGTGGGGTTAATCCCGGTTATCTCGATATGTACACCTGACCCAGCAAACTCTGTATTAGCTCGGGCCTGCTCAATAGATATAAGAGCATTCGCCTTAGCTTCAGCTCTCTGAGCATTGTTCTTTATACCAGCCAGGAGCTTCTGAGCATTAGCGTTAGCAGTATTAGCAGCATCTTGTGCAATAGTTGACGCTCGATCCGCTATAGCGAGAGCCTGTGCTTGCTGAGCCTGAGAACCTGAAAGCCCGGTAGCAGTCTGCACTTGCTGCAAAGTAGTTCCACCCTTTGCGGCCATGTCTGACAGTTTCTGCTGTATACCTATAGGCAAGTCAGTAGACTTCTGCAAAGCAGCAACCTTCAGGCCAGCCGCCGCAACCGCAGCATCCCCAAGTTTGGTAGTTTGAGCTACAACAATAGACTGCGCATCTTCTTTAGCCTGATAACTTGTGGTTATCTGGTCAAGAGCAACCTTATACCTTTGAGCAACAAGGTTCAATCCATACAAGCCACGCTCCCCGAGAATGTCAGCCTTTGTCTGTGCTTGGTTTGCAATCAGGTCAGACTGAGCCGTAGCCTTTGCAGTAGCCACAGTGACTGAATCATTGATCCCCTGGACGACCTTAGCGGCCATGTCTGAGATAATCGCAGTCTGGTCCGTGTATTGTGTAGTGGCTGCCTTAACCTCGTCATTAATACCGGTCTTCACAACATCCACTTCAAGTGCCCCATAATATGCTAACTCGGCTTTGTGTGTTGCAATGAGACTGTCAGCTAAGGACTTAAGACCATCCCTCTGAAGAGTCTTCAACTCTTCATAGTACGCCTTCAATCCAGCACCCTGCAACTGTGGCTCCATTGACTGAATAGTGCCAGTCTCAAGTGCCTGTTGCATAGACTGCAAGAAACCTAGTCCAGCCTTCACAAGAGGGTTCTCTTGATAGCTCTTAGTACCAGGAGTTATAGACTCTTGGTGCTTAGCCGCAGCCGCAGCCGACGCCGCCGCAGCGGCCGCTAACTTAGCCATATATGCTTGCTCAAGAGCCCTAGGCATACCACCAGCACTGTGCATCTCAGCAGTGTGTATGTTCTGGGCACGCTCTCGGTATGGGCGCATTGCCCTTTCCTGTGCATTGATTAGCTGTTGCTGAGGAGAACCTGCTTCTGCCTCCACGAAAAAAGCCCTGAGTGGTCCAGAATACTGATCTATTGTGTTCTTTATCTGAGCTTGCTCTGCTGCAACGGCTGCCTGCATACCCATATAGTTTCCAGACTTCTGTGCAGTTGAAAACTTATTAGCTTGAGTTTGTGTGTAATAACCTGCTGCAATACGAGCCTTGTCATTAGCAATCGACTCAGAACCCCACAACTTTATCAGACCACCAATAGCTATAGCAACAAGAGCAATAGGTCCAAGCATAGACATTGTAGCAGTATTAACTACCTCAGCCGTTTCAGTTGCCGTTACACCTTCTACCACCAGAGCACCATCAACCGCACTTATGGATGTAACAACACCAGCATTTGCAGCTATATTCTCTGCATCAAGAGCGGGCATACCTTCAAACTGAAGCTGAACTGTTGACACACTGAGTGACAACTGTTCATAGGCACCTGCTAGTTCTTCTGTCGAAGCAGCGTTTGTAACTGTTGCTCCATCATTAGCTGCTAATGCCTTACTCAAACCTGTAATAGCAACGGCTACAGAGTCAGTATTTGCGGCCTGTGCCCGAGCCTGCAATCCGAACCAGTTCATCCGACCACCAGCCGACAGCAACTGAGTACCAAGTCTACCAAGAGCACCAACAAGATAGTACCCAATCGCTATGACAACCGGACCTATAGTTATTGAAGCAAGGACAATCGCAGCACCCTTATACTTCTCGAACCAATCTATAACCTTAGCCAGAATAACCTCAAGATGACTAAGAGCACCAACAACATCTCGACCAACAACAATGCCAAAGTTATGCATTTCGGCCCGACCAGCGGCCACTTGTCCAGCGAATGTCTTTGAAAATGCCTCAGACGCACCCCTAGTACGATCACGGAGAACTTCAAGAATATGAGCCACTGTACTTGTTGCAACCTGCAACTGAACCTGAGCATCCTTGAGTTGCAATGATGCTGTGGCATAGGCGGTTGTATAAGCAACTCCCTCTAACATACCAGCATTGTGCTTCTGCTGAACATTACTTAGAGCCTGCTCTGCTTTAGCAACAGCCTCATGGGAGGTCTGCAAGGAGTGCAACCGACCTGAAGCCACATTTATGTTAATACCCCATGAGAGAAGTGTCCTAGTCGATCCACCAAACACATGGTCTAGAGCGTCAGCCGCAGCACTAAGAGATACACCCTTATACCTTGCCAAGTCTTCAGCAAGTCCCATGTCATTAAAAGCTTTATGAGAGTTACCAAGAGCCATAGTAAGGTTGCCCAGAGCCTCATTAACGTCCTGAGCATTGTACCCAAAGTGAGCGGCAGAGCTTTGTGCTTTGCCTAACTCACCAGCAAACTCAGTCATGTTAGCACCGGTGTTCTTAGCCACAGTCTGCAAAGATATGAGGGACTGTTCATACTTGTCCCACATCCTTACACCCTCGACCGCCATGACAGCAGCACCGGCAATACCCGCAGTAAAGGCAATCTTACCAACAGACGCCAGCATTGCCTTAAGACCTTCAGCCTTAGTGGTGGTGGCCGAGAGTGATGCTCCCATCTTCGTAAAGACGTTAGAGAATGGAATACCCATATTTGACATCTGGGTGCCAATACCAGTAAAGATAGATCCCATCTTGTGGGACATACCAGTCATGGAAGTCTCCATGTCCTTAGCAGCCTTACGACCAGCGCTGCCCATATGATTAGACATCAAGTCACTATCAGCGACCACCTTGTCACGAGTGGCGTCGAACTGTGTAGCATCACCTAAAATATAAACGGTAATATGAGCGGCCATCTTATGCCTTATCAAACATCTCTTGCAGGGCAACGGACATTACAAGTTCTGCGTCTGCACCAACCTCTTGGGCAGCTATCTCAATGAATGGTTTAGTGTTCTTTTGGTCAACCCAGTGCCAATACTTCCTGTTTATATTTGGGTCAGGAAATACAGGGTGCCGGAACCTACCACTAAAGCCCGCCGTGATAAACCGACCTGCATCGTTATATCCAGCAGGAGCACCTAAAGCCTTAACAGCAGGAATAAGCCCAGACACAACAGGACGGATATACCCATACCCACGCATGTTGTGAGGCTCGTGGGCCATAGCAAGTAGTGCGGCATCTCGTGCTATATCCCTGAGAACTTTATTGGTGACACGACGTGTGCCAGACTTAACCACAGTCATGTAGTCCTTTAATCCCCTAGTGTCTACCCGTATAGTACTTTCAAGCATTACCTAAACGCTTTCTGAACATTAGCTCCTACCAAAGCAGGGAATATCTGATCCCAGTAAACCTCATCTATATAGATGGCCCATCCGGCGTATTCGAGGAATGGTCTACTTTCTGCTTCGTTCGGCCCGATGTGGAGGACGTAGGAGATTTGGGGCTGGTATCCGTACCAGAGGTCATCGGGATCGCCGTCAAGGAGCTTTCGCCACCTGACGGCAAAGTGGGGTCCATTGTCTTTTGTTCCCCAGTGTTTGGGTCAATAAGAGGAGGAGGCTCAGGTTCATCTGGTTCCTCAGGAATCTCCAAGTCATACGACTCAAGAACTTCACCTACAGCAAAGTCAATAGTCTGTGGAGTAGCAACGGACTTGTCATTAGGTCCACCCCACACAATCCAAGCAACACAAGCCATAGCATCAGGATCCCCCTGGAATACCGACATTGTAAAACTAACCAAGGTACCAAGGGCCGGATACCACCGCTTAATCTGACGAAGTGTCTTACAAGTCAGGTCCTTCTGAAAGTCTAGAGTGTACTCCGCACCATCAATCACAAGATGACAGGGGGGCAGTACCGCCCTATCTCTCTCGGCTTCAGACACAAAAGAGCCAACGAGTTCCCCGACTGAAAAGTCAGGAAGGCTCATAGGCTCTCGTGCATTCTTGACACCAGCCTTGTGCTGAGCAACCCAAATGACGCAAGCAAGTGCATCAGGATCGCCCATGACAGCAGCGGAAGTCAGTCCATTGTAAGTCCCCATGGGAAGACCGAACCATGCTTTGATATGGCGCAACTCGGAGATACCAAGGTCACGCTCAGGAGCAAAGCTATACTCCTTGTTCTGAAAAGTAAAAACGGACTCGGGCATGTCTAATCCTTTCGTAATCAGGAGTATAAGTCTTATACTATAAACCCCCTAAACCCTTATATTCTTACCAGCCAGTGTCGCCAGTAATCAACTGGGCAGACGGGCTAGTACCAGCATTACTGATAGCACCCTTAAGGTTAATGGTGTTCTTCACAATGTCCACACCTTTGAGCGGAGCTTCACCACCACTCTGAATGAGAAGTTCTGGCAGTGTGATGCCAAACGTATCATTCAGGCCGGACGTAGAGATGGCGTTACCAACAGCTGTAATCTGAACAGCCAGAGCACTATGTGGCAAGAAGGCATCAAAGATATTACTCTTAGCTGTAGGTGTATAGTCCATTTCAAGAGCAACCGCAATCTCGATAAGACCGTTAGAGACTGGTTCCTCCTTATACTGTTGGCCGACATAGATACGGTCCACAGCCAACTTAGGAGTAAACGTCACGGTAACCTTACGACAACCATCAACAGCAACCCCACCTACCTTAAAGAGAGATGAAGCGTTAGGCATTGTAAAGGGCACAGGACCAGCAGGCTCTGTTCCAATAAATGCCGGAGTCGAGGGAAATGCTACATAGCAAAAGTCCCAGTCATAAGCAAATGTCACCATGTTGTCACGAGGGAATACCCACTCGGCCTTTGTCAGCTTACCAGCATGGTAGTCCTGATAGTGGAGAGTACCATCAGTTGATGGAACACCTAGTTCCATATCAACCCATGTACCATCCTGCACATACAGACCACCCGAGCCAGAAGCACCTGTCGCACCACCCTGCATAAGAGCATAAGCAGGAGAAGCAGCCACAGCAAGACCAGCCGCTGGGGTATTAGCCAACCCACCAAATGCCTGAGCAAGCATCAATGCCATTCCAGTGTTCATGAAATCACCAGTCATAGTGACCTGAGCATCGAGCCATGTAGTCACGTTTGCCGAGCCAATGTCAATCACACCAGAGCCAGACACGTAACGAATATATGGGCCACCCTGCACGATGTGAGGGTTCCATACACCCTCTGCCGACTTGACAGGAACACCACGAGTAGGTGCCATGAAATAACTAGAGTTGTAATACTCTGAAGGCCCGGTAGCGCCAGATGCACCAGAGCCTCCAACACCTTCGTCAGAACCTTGAGCGATTGCACAGTACCCGCCCAAACCCGAACCAATGCCAGACATAATGTCTCCTTTACTTACGCCGGAACAAGATATGCCCGGAGAGAAAATGACCAATCCAACTTGCCCTGCCAACCAGCCTGAGAACCACCAATGTTACCAGGAGTTCCCTGATAATGAGCGTAACCTAACTTAATCTCAAATGGGTGCGGATCACCAGTTATACCAAGAACAGGAATACCATTACCACCCCTATTCTCCACAACAGACTTCATCACAATGTCAGTGAAAAGACTGTACGTTTTCGACATAATGTCTGTAGGAACATTTTCACCAGCATCACCAGTGAAAACTGTACAATAGCCCTGAAGCTCATACGATTCAATCCACTGGTAACCCATAGCTTCTATATCGAACACATGGTCGAAGATACCAGTAAAGAGGATGTATGAAGCAGGTTCAAACTGCAACAGTTCGTACTGTGCTGTATAGACCGGAGGGTTTTCAGCCGCCGCAGCCGCAGAAACAAATCCCCACAGTGCTGCATAAGATGCCGGTGCTGTCGAGGTAATCGTGGTCATGTCTTTACCCGATCACTGGCAATCGGAAGCTCTCGAACACTTCAGCAATCCTGTTTGGAATGCCAGGCCATAGATCACCAGAAGCCTGTTGATTCTGCCCATACTCGGCTGCATTCCCGGTAAATGTCCTTGAGGCTTGGTAAGTATTCCTAAACCAATAAGCCACCAAGTCAATAGTAGCCACCCACACATTAGGCGGTATAGGATCATAACCAGCTATGTATGTTACCTCAATGTTCCTTGAGCCAGGAAAGAATGGTCGAGGCCATGAGTACCCTGCGAAAGTACGCATAAGCTGACCTGTCCGGTAGTTCACCTGAACACCATCAACTGGGTTCTCAGGAGTAGATTCTGGCAGTTGCACAAAACCACCCGTACTCATCCACTCTTGACACTTTACTATCTTGATGATAGGTGAGTAGTCAAGTTGAATGTACTCACCAGACCAACCACTATACCGGTTAAACATCTCAGTAGGACAGAGCGGTCTATTAGCCATGTCCTGTCCGGTCCAGCAAGCAGCATCTATAATGCGCTGCAACAGTCCAGAGATTTCCGTACCAGGTGTAGCAATACCACTCGTAAACTGCAACCAACTTAGAACCTCTGGCATGTCCAAGAATGTCGTCCATTGCACTGACCCTGCGGGGTTTCCTGTGGGGCTAAACCCCATAGGTGTGCCTGGCATAAGGGATGATATGTCAACAGTCCGGACAGGATTTCCAGACGAATCAAGAGCTGGTATCTGGATAGAATAGTCTCTTTGCTGCCCCTGCGACAAAGAACTGATTGAACCTCCCGAAGCTCCCAAAGCTCCCGAAGCACCGACAGTACCTACCGTTCCATACAGTTCTTCAGTGACCTGATAGAACGTACCCTGAGGAACGGTCGTGCCATCCGTGTTAGCAAGGAATGTCTCTGAAAATGCACCATTACTATCTAAGACAATAACCTTAGAGTTAGGGATCACAGTCAAGTCCGTATTAGACATAACTTGACTCAGGGTAATCGTAATAGTTCCTGCCATAGGATTAAGGCCGTCAGTGTACTTACCTGTCAGCACTACACTAGTAAATCCAGCCATTTAATCCTCGGGATCAGTGCTCGTTACTGCCTTCTGTTTTCCTCTATGGGCCGTAACTGCACGCTCAATAAGTCCAACATGCTTGCCTTCAGCCCTATCAATCTCGGCCTGAATCTCGTCCACCTTTTCAGGATGACGCTCTAGCTCTTTCCTCAGACCAGCAAGATATGCTTCTTGACGGTTCACTACGGTAACTCCTGTGTTCTGATTGAGAATAACCTTAGGTTTTGGGAGTAACTTCACTCGCTCAATCTCCACGTCAATCTCTGCGGCACGTTCTGGATGACGCCTTTTCTCTGTCTCCAATGCGCCAATGATGTTATCGGGATTCATTAGATGTCCTTTGTTCGGGCAATGGGTGTGGGGATATGTTGCCCGCCATATCCCCACACCTAAAGCATTTACCTAAACTAGCTGATTAGCTAGCAAAGGTTGGGGTAACCAGACCAGAACCCGTAATGACCGAGTTGGCATTCGGGTAACGTCCAGCCGTGTAGGAAATGTAACCATAGATCTGAAGCAACACAGAAAGCTGGTTACCATAGGTCTGCGGGAGTGCCCTAGTAATCACCGGGGACTCGAAGAGGTAGTTTTCGTCAAACTTACCGACGATGATTACACTCTGATTACCATTAAGAGTCTGAGGCAAGTTAGCGTCCTCAAACGTATTGAGGCCGGAAATCCGACGCCCAATAGCACCCTCAACTACTTGCTGATCCGTACCAAGAATGGCCACGTTAAACGGACCATTGTAGGACGGAACAACCAGCGGCCGACCGTTAGTGTCAAACTGCGAGGCCAACCACTCCCAGTATGTCGGGGTCATGAAGCAGTGTGTTGCAGGCAGGAACAAGGTATTAGCAATGTCTGCCTTAGCCTGTCCTAGCTGACCAAACAGCCCCGTAATCTTAGGACTAGCCTGAGTCCACGTAATAAGGTTAATGTTAGCGGTATTCAAAATACCCACAACATCTGGCCCGCCCGGACCCATGGGGGTCGGGGGCGCAATGCCATTACCATTAGCAACAGCCACATCAACGGCCTGTGCATACGCCTTGCCAAGGTCTGTAAAGACCATCTGGTCGAAAGCGATTGGGGACCGCTCAAGAAGCTGCAATGAAATCAACTGCGAACCGGCCTTAACCACTACCGGAAGACTGATGAACTCTGTCTGAAGGTCAACCTCAAGAACGTTAGTGTTCTCTCCACCGGCCTGCGGACCAACCGCAGTACCAGCAGTAACCTTAGGGATGTTGATGGTCATGGTGCCGTCAGGAAGTGGCTGGTTATTCTGACAATCAGCCAGTGCCCTTGCGGCCCTCATAAACGCAATCCAGTCAGCCGTAGCGAACAAGGGCGGGACAAACTCCCCACCTGCGCCGGACGAAATGGACAGCGCACGGTACGACCATGCGTGACCTCTATTGTCCTCACGAGTGTTCTTAGCCTCAATCATCTGGCTAAGAAAATAACTCTCTTCAGCACTACGAGTCACCTTTGAGTCAATAGCAACAGCCTCGACGTGGTTCTCTTGTGCGTGGCGCTGAAGACGATCATGAGCAGCAAAGTAGCGCCCACCAAGACCAGCACCAAAGCCCATGCAGGCAATGTCATACAAGTACGACTGCCCATTACCACGCTCATACACACGATGCTCAGACGTGACCTTTAGGCTTCCACCTACAGAGTTAAACTCATAAGGCTGTGGCCCATACCCGTAAGTCTCACGAGCTAGCTTAAGAGCCTCTTGTGCTCTCTCTTCCTTAGCAAGCGTCTTAGCCTGAGCAATACGGTCCTCAAGGCCCGTAATCTGCGTAGTCAGCTCGCCACGCTTGAAACTCTCTTCAGGCGTAAACTCACGAGCCTGCACCGGCTCAGCCGCAGTGGGATCCCCAGCCGCAGCCTTAACGATTCCTTCAAGCTCCGTAACCTTTGCATCACGCTCAGCACGAAGCCTCTTTACGTCTTTCTTAGACATAATAGCCTCCTATAGGCTTGTTAGTTAGTTGTTGTCTAACAAGTGGTTTCCTAAGGTCCGGCTCTCGGGCTAGAGTGGTGCGCTTGGTCCCGGCTTGATTCTTACTGGTCGTCCTTCTTCTTGTTATTCCACAAAAGAAGGCAGGCGCATAGACCTTTGCACGCCTTTACGTTAGCAACAGAGTTATCCAGTAACAGTTCTATATCATTCTCTGCAACCTCTTTAGCCTTGTTAACGTCATGGGGTTTAGGCATCACGATTAGTGTCGTGTATGTGCCCTTACCAAAACCAAGACCAGTGAGGTATGCTGTCTTGTTGGCAATGTCAGTCTTTGTGACAGTGTCCTCTTCGACACCTGTGATGATGTATACGTGGTGCCCCGCCGCCATCAGGGCAGCACAAAGCGACTCGAATACAACAGGAAAGGCATCTAGAGTACCGTCAATGTCAAAGGCAACATTCATTGCTTAGTGCCCAACAGTGTGCCAAGCACCCAACTTATCAGTGACAAACACAGAACCTTGACCACCAGTAAGGGTAGCAAGAGTTGCGCCAGTAGCACCACTAGCACCATCGACAGTAGATCCGTCACTAGTCGAAATAGTAACAGCACCAGTAGCACCACTATTCCTGACATTAACCCAAAGATCAGGAAAAGCGGGAGCGCTCGGCAATGACGGTCCAGTAGCTGCCCCAGTGGGGGCTTGGGCCTGTGTGGCTACAACGGGTAGAGGAACAGAAGGAAGGTGAACAGCAGCCCCAGGAGCCGCAACCACAACATCGCCACTCTTAGCTACATAGACACCGGTCGCACCAACTGTCACGATATTTTCTGACTGAGGGATAGGAAACGCTGGCATATTATTGCCCTTTCTACTCTACTTGGATTTATGGGAACGGAGCTTCAATAGCTCAACTTGGCGCTGAGCTGTCAAGACCGAAAGCGGTATGCTCCTGGTTCCCGCCCCGTCATTTGGCAATACAGGGTTACCATCACTCAGTTTCCCTGTGTCCAATCCACCCTGATTAGTGGACTGGTTTCCAACCGTATCAGCAGGCTCAGTAGTTCCGAGCGTAGTTGATATGGCGGTCCTGCTTTCAGCAATGGCACTACCGACAGTCTTAGCAGCATTGTCGGCCTGAGCAAGAGATTCTAGAGCACCCTTCAGGAGGGACTCATTGGCGCTAGAGAGAGTTTTACCCGCTCTAAGCTGCTCTATACAGTCTATCACACGGAAGGTCCTTGCCCTGCTACAGTACCTATATTGCTCTTGCTCTTGCATTCGCTCATCCACAAATCGGATGGCCCTCATAGCTTGCTCTAGAACAGGTTCTGACTCTATGACAATCTCTCTAGTTTCAATATAAGCATCAACAGCTTGCCTAACTGACCAAAGTGTAGCAGCACCTTCTCTACCAAGAATATCAAGCATATCTGACCTAAGACCCACAGACGTTAGCTTGTTAGCTGGTGACTTAACTACAGACACATCAAATAGCTGTAGTTCATTCACACCACGCTCTGTATATTCCTCGTTCCAATCCTCCTTGGTAGCTCGGAATGCGAACGACTCCTTCGAATAATCACCACGCCGTATACCTGACACTAGGTTACGGCTGGATGTATTCTCGGCAATGTCAAGCCTAGCCTCATGGCGAAGGCCCTTATTGTCCTCAGCCAGATCCATAGTACGGCTGGGATCTTGGTGCCAGGACGACAACACATCCCCACGGTGGTCTACCAACAGCGGCACATAGTCAGACTCCTTCAAAGTCTTGCCAAACGCACCAGGATTGATTGTCTCTCGGTACTCTCCCATCCAGTCGGTAACGTCATAACCAGTGCCAGTAGTTGAGGGCCAGCCCACCAGTACTGCCTCAGTCAGATTATCAGCCGCTGAGCGAATAGACATTTCCCCAATGATGGGCTGCTCGACCTCACGTAAGGACCAGTACCTCTTAGGCACTGCGGGGATCTTGTCCGGCTCTGCTGACTTAGTTTCAATCGGCACATACGTAGTAACGGCCTTCACGGTACTCGCCTTTCCTAGAGTAACGGTGTTCCCATCAACCGAATAGGGGGCTTGCAACTTCTCACCATTCTGACAAAAGACCACCGAGTCGTCGTCAAAGTCCACGACATAGATCCAGTCATCCTCATCGTCCTTATCATTAAACTTCTCAGACACTGCCGTCCCAAGCATGTCCTGAAGATCACTATATGACGTGCCATCCCGAACCTGCTCGGCGTAGGTAGCCCGTAGAGCAACGCTCTGCGCCTCAGCATCTTCACGAGTCAAAACGTTACTGTCCATTGTCAATCCTCTCTAGGTAAGGCAAATGCCCCTGTGAATCATCAAATGGGATTCCAAGTTTCTTTGCTATCAGGTTCATTTCATCCCCATAGTCAAGGCGTTGAGGCTGCCCATTCTCAGCCTGAATCCTATTCATCTCAGCCAAGGCTTCAAGAGTCTCGACACTCTCTACGTCGTACGGAGTAGGATCATCCCACCCCAGCACATAGAAGTCAGCTTGCAACTGCTCGGGCTTAAGCATACGTATTCTCCTTCAGATACTTTTCAGCCTCAGCCTTTAGGCCGTCCGGCGCAGCATTCCATACGGTGAGGCTCTGCCAGTGCTGTATCCTTTGTACAGAAGGTTGCCCATAGCACAGTTGATCTAAAGTAGTGACCAGTGTGTGGTCAGGATTGCGGACATCCCAAGAGTTAAACTTAATCCAATCCTCATTGTCTATATTCATTAGTACCCCTTCAGACCTTTACCAACACCTCCGGCTGCTTCCAGGGCGACGACTCGGTAGTCTGGTGTCTCAACCTTAACGTCATCAACATTGCCAAGCACCACAAACTCGTGCTCATTCAAACAACCAAATCCAGTCCGGGGTGTTGATAGAATCTGAGATGCTGGAACCTGTGCTGTCATAAGCACACCACCATGAGCCTCACAGAACCTACTAGCCACGTCATAACTGGCTGACCACGAGGACATCGGACGCATCTGAGCAGTAGGAATAACTCCAGGGTTATTAAGGTCTGTCTTCTCAACATTCAGTGGTGTAGGTGCCTCAGTCTGTCCACGGAAGAGAGTAATCGACCCTACGTTCTGGTCCTTAAGCATCTGCTGAGTATCAGTGTACTGTGACCTGAGGAAGTCTTGCAATACCGGCCCATGCTCGTCAACAGTCTGCTTTGTATCAGACTGAATAACATACGAGGGGTTATCATTCCCCATAGGGTGGGGTGACCACTCCATAGTGTTCTGAAGACCAAACTCAGTCTTAGCTGATTCCTGAACAGCTAGACTATGAGCACTAGAGTCATTTGACGTACCAGCCCAATGAGATATAAGCTCAGAACAAGCCGCCTGCTTTAGCTCTGGTTCTCTATATATAGACAATGTCGGAGCCTCTAATAGTTGAGCATCAAACACATCATCAGGATATGCACCTATAGGAGTAGCTGCATTTATAAGATCCATTGCAGAAGAAGTACAATGATCTGCTAGTCTCGACGCCACATCCTGCTTACAGTCTTGGGCATCCTTATCACTGTACTGTTC